CAGCGCCGAGGTTGATGCTGAATCGTGTGGTTTCTGCTGAGTAGAGAAACGAAGTCAGCTGGTCAACGTGAGGAAAGATTTTGTTATACAGAGCCGGAGCTTCGTCCGGCCCGTTCCCAAACAGATACCAACTTCGCAGGGAGTTGTAGTCGGTAGACCGGGACTCCCGAGTCACCAAACAACGACGGATGATGTCGAGGTAGAACGCCTCTCTGTCCTGCAAGTTGTTTGGGATAATCATTTCTTGATAGTCAGGTTCTCGTGGTCTGCTATATAACTCGCCGCACGGGGTCCCGTCAAGTCACCCACAGATTTAGGCAAAACGCTGACCTGCTCGTCCTTGACCGGACGGAATTGACCGCCCATCACGGATTGTAGGCTCATCCCGCCTGCCCCGCCCCAAATTGCGGAATCTCTAGGCTTGGGTTCTTTAGATTCTGCGGCTTCCAGCTCCAGCTGGCGCTGTTTTTCGGTCTGTTTGTTATTGCGCTTGATGTATCCGGTCTGGTGTTCGCCCTCTTTGGTGGATTTGATGTCGGTCATGCCGAAATCCTGGGCCAAACCCTTCAAAGTCTTGTCAGCCTTCTTTGTACGGTCCGATTTCAGGCTTACAGGTTGTAAGAAAACCACGGATACGGCCCCGTGACACCCTTTTATGGGGCATCGCTCCTCCCAACCCTCGAAATAGCCGTGTTCTGTGCAGTGATAGTCCTTAAGTACCATTTTTACCCCCTCAGTTGGTCATCCAGCGATGGATCGCTGTAGTCATGCCTATTTCTAGGCCCAATCTTCAGTTTTATGCCCCCAGAGGTCACTTTTAACCCCATGGAAGGCTCTATAACGGGCTTTGGGTCCCGTCTATAGTCCACATAGCGCGTCCTGTCAGGGCGCTGCATGATGCGTACGTTGCCCGCTTTCCAGTGTGCGTAGCCCTTGTTGACCCGCAGCTGCACTGTTTCTGACATCGGCAGGCGTTCGTACACAAACACTTCCTTGAGCAGCGTCTCGCTGATACCGCACAGGTCAGCAAAATGGTTGTGGCTGATACCTTTTTCCGGGTCAGACAAGAACGCTTTTATCTGTCTCAGCAGTTCTTTCTTGCTTAGCAGCTGGCTCATCAAAATACTCCACCATGTAGCCGTTGTGCTGAAGGTACTGTAGGAAGTCCAACTCACCGTAGTAAGTAATCACTTTACTTAGCGGGTGCGAGCACTTGATATGTCCGTCTGCCAGCAGCTTGCGGTTGGGGGCGTGATGCCCTAGCAGGTTGCCGTAGTTGAACCCGTCATGGAACTTCGGCCCCTTGTATTCCATCCCGAACATCTTTGCAAGCCAAAGTGGGGCAAACTTCATCCCCACAGACTCTAGCTGGTCACGCAGCAAGCACGACAGCTGCACGTCCTCGTTGATGAACGGCTCCACTTTATGCATGGTATGCATAACACCGTGCTTGGCAGGAGCCTCCAAGAACTTCTTGCTTCTCAGCGAGAACCCGCCGTTTTGCACAACCACGGGGTCTTGGACGTTCTGCCAGGAGAACTGAAGGTAGAGCTTGTCTTCGTGCAGGCCAGCATGGGTGGGTGAGCCTATGTAGTCATAGTCGTAGAACTCTTTGCGGAAGTTGCCTCCGTCCAGCACCCAGCCGTCATCCTGCACTGTGAGGCAGAAGTCTGTCTCTATATACATGTGCAGGGCGTACATCATGAAGAGGCTGTACTGGTAGTAGTTCAGCGGCTTAGTGTGCTTCCAGTGAATCTCCAGCGGCAGGTCAGCAGGACGTGAGTTCGAGATGAGCAACGCCTGCGAGCCTGGAAGCTCGCGCATGCTGCGTAGCAACGAGGGTATAGCGCAAGCGCCGTCGTTATGTCCGTAGACGGCTACGATGGTGAGTTGACTATGATCCATACATCCCTATGCGTTTGAGGTAGTCACTGACGTTTCTGCCCACAGCCAGCTCTTCAGGAGTGAACTCCTCTTTTGCCTTGCTGACATCTCGTGTCTCGCGGGCCATGATGAGTCGAGGCTGGAGCTGCTCTGCGTAGGCAACGGTGGCAAGCGCAGCAGCAATCACGCGGTCATCCTTGCTGCGCCCCGGAGCCATGATGGAGCCTCCGTCACGCACGATGGTCTTCATCTCGTCCAGACAGTCCATGCTGTAGATAGCCATCATCCGGCGCTCAAAAAAGTCCTTCATGTAAGTGAGCATTCGCTCCTTAGTAGAAGCAGTGGTCATCCAGCCTTTGCTGTTAGACGGGCCGCTCAGACTGTCGTTGCGTCTCCAGATGTAGTTCTGCATGCTGCCCAGCACGTCCATCAAGCCCCTGCCAGCAGGACCTGTGGTGGCAGACGCCATACGCTTTAGGTTAGCCAGCTCGTTATAGACCGCCTGCCCAGGACCGTTAATCTCCAGGTTCAGGATGGCATTCTTGTAGGCCCCGGCAAGGTGGGCTATCACCCACGCGAACTGGTAGGTGTTCAGCTCCGAGGTCGCAAACTCCGCCACTTGGTCTAAACCGTCGGCGTAGCAGCGGAAGACCTGAATACAGAACCTGTCTGCCCAGTCTGAGCTTCCGTAGGCAGGATCGGCCCCAATCACGTAGTAGCCCCCAGGAACCGGCTCTTCCCACACTTTGAGCGTGGCAAGACGTTCTGTACTGCGCAGCACCTCCGTGTCCTGGAAGAGCTGCCCGAACGCGTAGCGGTACATGTCAGGCACTCTCTTTTTAGACTCTTTGGCAGCGTCTGTGCAACGTGCGTTAGAGAAGAAGGAGGTGCCTGTCATCACGAAGGCGTAGTCTTCTGTAGGCGGAAACTCTTGGTACATCAGGGCATCGTCTTTGATACCTTCTGCCATCTTCCAGCGCCACCACGCCATCTGCCGAGAGTTAATCTCTACCCCGTAGAGCTTCTTAATGTCCTTGACCCACTCCTTCTCTTCAGAGGTGAGACGACCATCCCAGTAGACCTTGTAGATGTTGCTCTCAGGGTCAGCGGTGTAGAACTGGTTTCTCCACCAACCGCAGAAGATTGCCTTCTGTGTACGCGCCTTCTTGGCAGTGACATACATGTCGTGGAACATGTTGAAGCCGCGGGCGGTACTCTCAAAGATGTACATCCGGTTGGGGTTGGTCTCTGCTAGTGAAGCGAGTAGCGAGGCCAATCCTTCTTCATCTCCCCAGGAGGAGGTTTCTGTTCCGTGAAGGTAGGTGATGGCTTTACCGCGACCAAGACTGCCTTTTGCTCTAAGGCCAGCAACCTGATAAAAGATACGGCTTCTGTTCTTGAGGGAAAGCTGATTTCTGTTATGCGCGATAACTGGGATTTTGTATTCTTTAGGTAAACCGTCCACATACATTCCAAGGGTCGAGCGGAACATGTCACGGTTTTCCTCCGTATCTGTAGTAAGAGTACCCTGCAATCCAGGGTTGATAAAGTGCCAGTAAAGGTCCAGCGCAAGCGAGATGGTAGTAATACCTAACTGTCGGCCTTTCAGGATAACGAAGAAATGCTTGTCATCCTGTAGACCCTTTGCAATCTCATCCATCACATACGTCTGAGTACCCAATAGGGTATCCATACGCTTCAAACCCTGTTCCTTGGTTTCTATACGAAGCTGAGAACAAAAGGCGTAAAACTGTTTAATGTTGAAATTCATTTAAGCCTTTTATCGTCAAACTCGTCTAAATCCCAGTTAGAGATATCTCTGGCTACAGTTTTATTTCTAGCGCAGGATAGAAGCTCACGATAGAACAGGTCTGAATACTTCTCTTTCCACTCAGCCGCCAAGCGGCGCTTAGCAGCAGGAGAGATACAAGATAAGGCTCTAGACATCTCTACCTTCAGACGTTTCCTACTTTGATACAGAGCCAGCTGTATTTCCGGGTCTGCGCTGTGATTTACGAAATCCGCCATACCCGTATCTCGTCTCCCTGACGACGAGCCGTAAACACCCACCCCAGCCTCTTCCTGGCCCTCACGTTGGCATTCAACACGTTACGCCTGCTAGCCACCGTAAACGGCACACAGAAGCTCTGCCCAACCTCCAGCTGAGCATGCGGATACTTGTAGACCAACCGCTCAGGAGGAACTACACCCTCTTGTATCTCTATCTGTACTCTCTGCATGTCATCACTATACACACAAAAAGAAGCCCACGCAAGGTGGGCAGAAAGACGCACCCGAAGTGCGTACGGAGGAAGGAGACAACAGCGAAAACCAGACGATACCATAAAACTGAAATTTTCTATGGGGGGAAGATGTGGGGGGTCACGCCCTCTAGACCCTCCCTGCCCATCGCATAGGGCCACGCCGCCGCTCTCTGGCTTCGCCGCACTACCGACCGCCCCATCCCATGCCAAGCCTGCCTGGATGCCCTCCGCAGCTGCGCCTATGTGTCATCGTGGGGGGACCCCGGACCCCCATATAAAATACCCGACACGCGAGCAGGGGCTATATCTTCTCTCTCTGTCCCTCCGATGTTAGTGAGCACTCATTCACTATCTATAGAATCTACTCACTACTCACCTATATATAGATATATAGGATGCCTATCGATAGAGTGTCTCCGATATAAAAATACAATGTACCTACATACTTGACATGTATCGCTATCACTGTATCATCCATGTATGCACTACATAGTGCATACAACCTAACCTAGTGAGGATTACATGGAACACAAGTTTGACCACAAAGACTACGTAAACAACCCTGAAAAGTACAGGCTATTCAAGACGGCGCGTATCTCATCCTCAATCATCACCCGTGATGGGGAGGATGACCTAG